GAGGATCCCTTTATTGATCAGGGGTATGAACCAGTTGAAATTAATGAATATAATCAATTAAATTCAACTCGTATTGTTGCATCCAAATTAAATGAGGATACATATCTTGGTAACTTACCTAGAAATAAATCACTAACTGTGAATGTTACTCTAAGCAAATCACCATCTACTGCATTATCACCAATTATTAGAACAGACACTGCATTTGTTGAGTTAATTAACAATCGTCTCAATGATCCAATTGGAGCAGAAAATTATGCAATAGATGGTAGAGTTGATAATATTGCGAATGATCCTCATGCGGCATCTTATATGTCAACCTTAGTCGAATTGAAAAAACCAGCTACATCACTCAAAGTTTTATTCTCTGCTTATAGAGATGAGACTGCAGACATTAGGGTTTTATACGCATTACAAAAACCAGATGATAGTGGAGAAGTTAGATTTGAATTATTTCCTGGTTTTAAAAATTTACTTGATACAACTGATGACGGAAATACAAATTTCGTAGTTGATTCAACTAAAAATGATGGAAGACCTGATGTATTTGTACCTGCTAGTTTGGATGACGAGTTTTTAGAGTATCAATTCACTGCTGATAATTTACCTGAATTCACTGGTTATATAATTAAGATAGTGATGTCTGGTAAGAATCAGGCAAGACCTCCAAAAATAAAAGATCTTAGAACAATTGCTGTAAGATGATAAGAGTTGACGGACACAAAAATCTTTACCGTGATGAACATTCAGGTGCAATAGTAAATTGTGATGATGTTGCGTACGATAACTACATTCGTACTTTAAAAACATCAGAAAAGAAGAAAAATGAAATTGATCAAATGAAAAGTGACATTCAAGATATCAAAGATGCTTTGAAAGAATTGAAGGAGGGGATTAACTTAGTCATAAATAGTAAATAATATAGTATTGTTAAATAGATGGCTGTATATGTATCGAATATCGTAATCAATTCAGGCACGACTTTTTCTGAGACTTTCACATTGGAATCTGCCACTACTAATTCAGCGTTTAATTTAACTGGATATGCTGGTGCTGCACAGATGAGAAAACATGCTGGAAGTTCAACAGCAACTGCGTTTACTGTTGAATTTCAAGATCCACTCACTACTGGGCAAATTATATTAGGTCTCACAGCAACTCAAACTGCCGCATTGAAACCAGGTCGTTATGTGTATGATATTGTTATTACAAAGGATGCTAATAAACAGACGGTCGTTGAAGGGAATGTGTTAGTTCGAGAAGGAGTAACCCGTTAATGGCAGACATTAAAGTTCGCGTTGGTGGAGATAGTATCAAGGCCCGTGTTGGACAAAAAAATGTTGTTAAAGTCATCGCTGCTGCCTCAGGTGGAGCGGTAAGTGCTGATACTGCCATAAATGTAATAGGTGGTATTGCTTCGGTTTCTCAACTCTCAGTCGGTGAAGTTGATGGAATGACGGGTGTCTCCACTTTTTTTGGAGAATCCTTATTTAAAGACGCTGTAACTATTGATGGTTTAACAACCATAAATGGAATCACAACAGTCACAGCACCTACATTATTTGCAAAACAACTAAATATTGCAGGTGTTTCGTCATTTATTGGAATCACTACATTTGGAAACGATCTTTTTGTAGGTGGTGACCTGTATGTTGGAGATGATTTAAGGTTTGACGAATTTGATGCCAGAAATGGAAATATTACTGGTATTTTGACTGCTGCAACATCAAATGTTGTTAATAACTTTACTGTTGGTGGAACAGCAGATATCACTGGAACACTAACTGCTGGATTGATCGATGGAGGATTTTATTAAAAATGGCAAAACCAAGTAGTAGACAAGAATTAATAGATTACTCTTTAAGGAGATTAGGTGCTCCTGTGCTGGAAATAAATGTTGATGATGATCAAATAGATGACTTAGTTGATGATGCTCTACAAATCTTCAATGAACGTCATTTTGACGGTGTTGAGAGAATGTATTTAAAATATAAATTTACACAAGATGATCTTGATAGAGGAAAAGCAAACGGAACATCAGGGGTTGGAATTGTTACTACTACTGGAAATTCTACAAGTGTAAGTGGTTTAGGAACAGTTACATCTAATTTTTATGAAACATCTAATTTCATACAAGTTCCAGATTCAGTTATAGGAGTTGAAAAAATATTTAGATTTGATAGTAGTACTATTTCGGGTGGAATGTTTAGTATAAAATATCAATTATTTCTAAATGATCTTTATTATTTCAACTCTGTTGAGTTAATGCAATATTCTATGACAAAAACATATCTTGAAGATATTGATTTCCTATTGTCACCGGAAAAACAAGTTAGATTTAACAAGAGGCAAAATCGTTTATATTTGGATGTAGATTATAATACACTCACAACTGATGATTTTATTGTTATCGATTGTCAAAGAATTTTAGATCCAAATACATTTACTAGTGTATATAACGATAGTTTCTTAAAATTATACTTGACAGCACTTATTAAGAGGCAGTGGGGACAAAACCTAATGAAGTTTAGAGGAGTTAAGTTAGCAGGTGGAATTGAATTAAATGGTAGAGAAATATATGAAGACGGTGAAAGAGATTTAGAAAATATTAGACAAAGAATGCAACTTGAATATGAAACACCACCTCTTGATTTTATTGGTTGATGACAAATGGCATTAAATCCCTTTTTTCTACAAGGATCACAAAGTGAGCAGAGACTTGTTCAGAGTTTAATTAATGAACAGTTGCAAATTTATGGTATAGATGTAATCTATTTACCGAGAAAAATATTATCAAAAGATGAGATTTTAACAGAAGTTCAATCATCTACATTTAACGATAATTATGCAATAGAAGCGTATATTAACACATATGAAGGGTATAGTGGTGCTGGCGACATAATGACCAAATTTGGAATGAGTTTGAAAGATGAGTTAACAGTAACAATATCAAAGGAAAGATTTGAAGATTTTATAAGCACATTTTTGGCAGACCTACCAGCAAGTGAAAGAGAAATTGCCACAAGACCTTGTGAGGGAGATTTAATATTTTTCCCATTAGGGCAAAGAGTATTTGAAATCAAATTTGTAGAGCACGAACAACCTTTTTATCAGTTAGGTAAAAATTATGTCTATCAGTTAAAGTGTGAATTATTCGAACTTGAAGATGAACTAAGTAACATATCAGGTGATGCGATTGAAACAATTACAAATGATATGGATGATGAAATGGTTGATCATGGTTACATTACAAATCTATCAGTTGTCTCAGTCGGTAAAACAGCGAGTTTGGGTGTAAGCACAGTTACAGGATACATTCGAAAAATTGAACTTACAAATGATGGATTTGGTTATACAAAAGTACCAACTGTTTCAATTACACCAGCACCGGCAGGAGGAGTAACTGCTTCAGCAGTAGCAATCACTACGTCAGTTGCTGATGTATTTTCAGTTAAAGAAATATTACTCATTAATCCTGGTTCAGGATATACCGTTGCACCAACAATTACAATCAATAGTTTCATATCGACGATCGCAGGAATCGGTTCAACTACATTTGGTGTTGGTGCTGCTGCAACCTCTGTTCTTGTTACTAATTCTGCTGGTATTGGAAGTATCTCAATATCTGATGATGGAGATGGATATACATCAGATACCCCACCAACAGTAACAATACAAACTCCTTCATCAGGAGTTGGTACAGCATTAGGTGTTGTTCAAGTTAACGCAAATAATAATAATATTTTCAGAGTATTAATTAAAGATGCGGGTATTGGATATACTTCAAACCCAACTGTCTCAATATCAGATCCTGATATCATAAGTGGTATTGGAACTTATCAGTTTGGTGAAATTGTTGTCGGTTCAAGATCTGGTGCAAAAGGAAGAGTTAAGAAGTGGGATTCGGATGATAGGATTCTTACATTGGGTTCTACAAATAAAGACTTTCAACCAGGCGAACTTGGAATTGGAACCGTTTCAGGTGCTCAATATGGTATTGATAAAATTTTATCTGATGGTTTTAATGATAAATATGATAAGGCAACTGAAATTGAGAACGCCGCAGAAGACATAATCGATTTCTCAGAAGGTAATCCATTTGGTACATTTTAATGTTAGGAACTTATTACTACCATGAAATAATAAGAAAGACGATTATATCGTTTGGAACATTATTTAATGATATAAACATTCGACATGATAATAAAGATGGTTCAACTTTTAGTGAATTAAAAGTACCATTAGCATACGGTCCTTCTCAAAAATTTCTTGCAAGATTAGAGCAACAAGCAGATTTAAATAAACCAATTGCAATTACATTGCCAAGGATGTCATTTGAGATGACATCAATACAATATGATTCTTCAAGAAAACTTGGTGTAACACAATCATTTAAGGCATCTGATGGCACTAATTTAAAAAAAGTTTTTATGCCTGTTCCTTACAATATCGGTTTTGAATTAAATATTCTTGCAAAATTAAATGATGATGCTTTACAGATTGTAGAACAGATATTACCTTTCTTTCAACCTTCTTTTAATATAACTGTTGATTTAGTTAGTGCAATTGGTGAAAAGAGAGATATACCAATCGTATTAGACTCAATGAATTTTCAAGATGATTATGAAGGAGATTTTGCAACAAGAAGAGCATTAATATATACGTTAGGGTTTACAGCAAAGACTTACTTATTCGGACCTGTACCATCATCCTCAGATGGTCTTATCAAGAAAGTTCAAGTTGACATGGCAGCTAACACAGATACAAGAACTGCAAAGCGTGAAATGAGGTATACTGTTGAACCTGATCCACTATCAGCAGGTCCTGATGATGATTTTGGATTCAGTGAAACAAGTTCATTCTTCTCTGATGGTAAAACATACAGTCCTACACAAAGGAGAGATATTTAATTATGGATAACCAAAACTCAGAAAATAAAATAGTAAACGTGGATGCGACACCCGTTGATAAAGGTCAGTTGCAGAAAGTTGAAGATGTAGAAAAAGATTATTCATATACAAGAGGTAATTTATATTCACTAATCGAAAAGGGGCAAGAAGCAATTAATGGTATTATGGAAGTTGCTGGCGAAACTGCAAGTCCGAGAGCATATGAAGTTGCAGGACAATTAATTAAGTCAGTTGCAGATACGACTGATAAGTTGGTTGACTTACAAAAGAAAGTTAAAGAATTAGATGAAGATTCTCCAAAAAGTCCAAGTAGTGTTACGAATAATGCTCTGTTTGTAGGATCTACATCTGAGTTATCCAAGATGCTCAAAAAGGGTTTTCTAAATAATAACGAGTCTAACGAAGCTAAATAATATGAAGAAATGTAAACAAGGCTACTATTATTGTTACACTGACAAGAAGTGTAAGAAGATTCCTACTGGATATAGAATCGGTTATGGTGGTTATCTCAAGAGAGAAGACGAAAAAAATGGTAATGGCAAATCTAACGGAAGTTCTAACGGAAATGGGAATAATGGGAATGGTTCTGGAAATGGTAACGGTGGCTCTGGTGGTAATGGTGGTGGTAATGGCTCAGGGGGAGTAGGAGAAAGCGTAGAGATACAAAATTCTGATGGAGATGTAACTGCACTTGTTACTGATATTATTGGTCCTGATCATATGAAACCAAGATTAAATGGTAAAGGAGTTTGGACAGGGACTCATATTACAGAGGCAGGAAAAATAGCGTTTGGTGGATATAAAGATGGAATAATCATAAACCCAAGCGGATCTAGAAATCAGTTTGGTTTACCAGATAATTTAAAACCAGAGACAAAAACTAAAGAGGTTCCACTTACACCGTCTCAAAATAGATTATTAGTAAGTAAAGGTAAGAAAACCATATCTGCTTCACATGAACCAGATGGTGATATAACTGAAAGCACTGTCGCATTACCGTTTTTTCTAAAAACAATTAACAAAACAAACGCACTTAAAAAGGCACTTCCATTTGTGACCACAAGTGTCGGTGCTTTAGGATCCTTTTTGCAAGCAAGAAAAAAAAGAAAACTTAGTGCTGCGGAGAAAAAGATATATGATAGACAAAAGACAGATACAGATCAAACTGATGATATGATTAGATCTAATCCAACAGAGATAGACAAACAAAATAAATTGGTAGATAAGTATTCTAAAAAACT